ATTCCCAATTAGGGACTGCCTTATTTTTAAATACATAATTATCGGTATTGTCGTTGCTGTCAAACGGAAACACACCAGGGTATTGGTTATGACTCGTGGATTTGCATAAAGCAGGGAATAACATAAATGTTATTTATTGGCTTTTGTAACTGTCTCTTAAATAATTGAGTAGTGCTTTTTTATTATTACCATAAGGATCAAAAGGTTTTTCTCCTTGCTCTGGTTGAGTAACTGTTATTGCAACAGGCTCTGCCATTACTTCACCGTCTGGTCCGTTGTCTACTTCTCCATCTGAATGTGGAGACATTTCTTTTGGTAAGTCGTGTCCAATTAAGGCAAGTAAACGTTTCATTTCTTCCATAGAATCTGCACTTGCTTCTATGCTAACTGATCCGGTGTCTGAAGATTTTTCTTTTCTGAAGTGAACACTTTCGCTGTCGCCTTGCTCTTGTTCTTCGCAACCGCCACAGGCTTCTTCTAAACCTGCTAATTTTTTTACTCTGTTAAGTTCTTCATTCATACTCATATCTACACTCTCATCGAATAGTTGTAAAGATTCTATTGAACCTTCTTGTTTGTTAGAATTTATAAAATCTTCTAATCTTTTCATCATTTGTTTTGTGTGTGCAAACTTTCTGTTATTAAGAAAGTTCACAATAAATTGTTCTTCATCTGTTATTTTATACTCTGGAGGTATACCTCCAAAAGTATTATCATTTACTAATTGTTTGGCATTATCTTTAATCTTTTGCCAATACTTGTCTTGTACATCTTGTTTTACATATGTACCAAATTCATTTAAAAAATGTTCCCAAACTCTTTGTAACTGCTGTTCGTCTGTTATTTGTTGCATTGAAGGAAGGCTATAACCACCTGATTGTCTTTGTCTTTCTTCTCTATCTTTGTTTGTTGCTTGTACAAATCTCAAAAAATTGTCTGCAACTGGCATAGTTGAAAGATATTGAAAGTCTGGCATAGGTGCTTCTGTGAGTTCGTTGCTTTCCATAGGAATATCAATGTCTGCTTCAGCAAACATTTCATCAGCATCTTCTTGTGCCATTGCTAATGCTTCTTCGTGTTCGTCACCGCCTGGAAGTATTTGTTCGTTTGCAAAGTCATCATCTATTTTTGCTAAGTAGTTTTCACTGCCTAGTTCATCAAAATGTGCTTCTAAACTGTCTGGAATAACTTTTAAACCGTAAAAGCCGCCTGCTCCATTGTTATCTATATCGCCATCTGAACCTACAACTTCTGCTGTATAACTAATTTCTCCGTCTACGGTGTTGCCATCGTCACCGGTGAACATATAGTCTACTATGCCTTTGTATTCTTCGCCTGGCATCGGGTTCATTATTTTATTCCTGATAACTTCTGAAGTATTAAATTGAAATCTTCTATGCTTTCTGCTTTAACTGTTGTTGGTGATGATACTTGCTTATCATCTGAGTCTTGCTTGGCTTTAATTTTTAATTGTTTCTCTGAATCTCTTCTTTCTGCTTCTTTCTCTTTATCTTTTTTAGCATCTTTTTTGGCTTCTGCTTCTGCTCTTGCGGCAGATATAGCCTGGTTTACTGTTTCTGCTGGAGATTGTCCAGTGTCTTTAGCAGTATTCCACATAACTTTTGCTTTACCTTGAAAACTATTTCTAATCTCTGGTGTAATACCTCTTGCATCTGCTGTTCTTAGTGCATCGTTAATAGCAAGGTTTAGTGAAGCAGATGTATGTTTAGTTTCTTTTTCTTCGATAGGTGCCTCATCATTTTCTGCACTATTCATCATTTGATCCTTGTGCATTTGTTGGTCTTGTCTTTGAAGTCTAGCAACATCGCCCATTCCGCCTTCTACATATCTCAGCAATAAACTTAACGGCTCTCTTAATGCACCTGATAAGTTTGATGGGATGGCTTTTCCTGCCAATGCGTGTTCTATTCCTCTTTTAGCATACATTGTTTTTTGAGCATCGTCGCCCATTAACTTTCTCAATGCCGCTAATTGTCCACCGCTTAGTTCTGGAATATCTGAAGTTGTAGTAGCAGTATCTACTGCTGGCTCTTCAGTAATTGATTTGTCAAATTCGTCTATCCTCATTTTGTCAATCCTTGATTTATTTCAACATACTTAGGCTCTGGACCATAGTTGTGTTGACGTTGCAGAATGTCCATAAGTGGTTTTAAGTTATCACCCATAAGTTCATCCTTTGTAGGATATGAACTGTAATACTCTGATCCTCTGCTGTCCTTTAATGCTTGAATCTTTTTCATCATTTCTTGATTTAATTCGATTCCGTATAAACTTAGGTCATCAACTAATATTTGATTAATCTTTTCATAACCTAAACTTTCGCCTTTTGCTTTTGGGTCAGCATTTTCTAATTCGTAATGTGCTTGTTCCTCTTTGTTTAACTCTGCATCTTCTTGGCTAACAGTTCTACCTTCATCGTTTTCCATTCTGTCTGCTTCTACTTCGTCAACATTTGTTCGAGGACTATCAACTTGTTGTACTATGATTTGCTCTGGGTTTATGCCAAAGTCTAATGCTAATAGTACTTCTAATAATCTTTCATTGATTGGGTATTTTAATACAACATCTGTACTACATACTTCAACAGGACCGTCTAAAGGTCTGTTTTTAAAATCAATTGGGTTCTTTTGTATTGGAGTTCTCTTCCAATCTGATGCACTCTCAAATTGATATTTTGCTAGACTTCTTTCTAACAAGTTCATATCATCTGCATTGCACTCCATTGCAAACTTAATTCTGTATGCAATAGTCTTACTAAAACTTTCGCTTAGTATTTCTTTAAAATTTCTAGTCATATCTAAAACTCCGTATAAACTTATTTATCATCTTTGTTGATAAATTTGAGTAAGTCGTTCCTATTAAAAATCTGTTGATTTGGGTTATTTGCTTGTTCTGGATCCAAGTCTTGGTCAAGTTTTTGTCGTTTAAGTTGTAAGTCTACCATTTTTAATTTCTTATCTATCTTAGTACTTTTACTGTCTAATGCTACTTTTAGCATATTTGCGGCGTTGTCAAATATTCTTCCTGCGTGTACATCTTGTACATTCATACCTAATCGCATAAGTTCTTCATAACTTTCCAAAGCCTTAGTAGCAATATCATCTAACTCTACATCTGCAGTTGTAAGTCCTTTGACTTGTGGCAATGCTTCGTTAATACGTTCTGCTAGGTCTAAAGCATCATCGACTTCTTGTTTTGTAGCAGGAAGTTCAACAACTTCTTGTTCAACTACTTCTGCTTTTTCTGTTACCTCTTCTATTGGAGGTAGATTAAATTCTTCTTCTAGTCTTTTTGTCATTTTCTTTTTCTTTTACCTGCATTAGCAAACATATGACTTTCATTTAACACTCTAAAGTGTATGCCTTTACGTTTGCACCACTCGTGGGCGGCTTTCCATTTTGCGGCATTTAAAACAACACTTGCTTTTTGAGATTGACTTTTTGCACTCTCCATTGTTGTTTGGGCACCTGGTTTAATTTCTATAACTTCAACCTTGGTACTGCCTTTCTTGTCTTTGTATTTAATCGAAAAGTCTGGAACGTACACCGTAAACTTGCCCGTCATTGGATTTTGATATGGTATTTTTAAGTTTTCACTTGCCCATTCGAGTACATAAGGGTGGTCATCGCACATACGCATAAAGGCTAATTCCCAACTACTTCTGTAATAAGGATTCTTTTTACCTACAAACTTTTGTGGATTTTTAGGAGTGTAAACACCTTGTGCAAATTTATTTGCCATAAGTTACCCCTTGATTAGATTAGACACTTCTGTTGGTGTTGTTGCACTCTCTACTATTTGAACGTTTTTATCACGTTTGGCATTTATAATCTCTTTGCCTAATTCTGTAAGTACTATGGTATTGTTTACAATGTTGTAAGTGTCTGTGAGTTGTTTATTGTTTTCCAGAGTACCTTGTTTTAGTGTTTCTACAGTTGCTCTTGCTGTTTTTTCAGAGTAACCATTTGTAACAAATGTATCAATAGTTTGATTCATTTGATTTATGTTGGGGATAGGTTCGTTAAAAAAGTTTTCGTCTAATAAGTCTTTACTGGTTTTTTGTACCTGTAATTTCTCACCTGTAATACTGACTTGCTTATAATGGTGATTCTTTTTAATTATTTTGCTGTCTACACCAAAGTTATTAAATATTTCTGACATAATTAACCACCAAACAATTTGTCTTTGATTTCATTCTGTGTTTTAGCAGTTGCTTCTGCAAATTCACTTTCCAGTCTATCGTTTGCTATTTGTCCTGCACTGAGTATTGCCGCACCAATTGTGCTGTCATATAACCTTTCAAAGAAACCTCTGCCTTCATAATCTCCTGGTTGGACACTTGTTACATCAGGATTGACAAGTCCTTTGCTCGGCTGTAATTGTTGTGATGTTCTAGGAGCACCTGTAACTGCCTTCTGCGACTCGTTGTTTAAACCTTTAATTGCACCTGCTCCTGGTGAGTTATCATTGCTACCAAAAAGAATACCTTTGATAAAATCATTTATTCCATTAGTAACACCGTCAATAAAATCTTCTACCAGTCCGCCTATACCTCCGTCTAAACCTCCTACTTGTCTAAAAAGTAAGTTGCCAACTGGATCGAATATAGGAGCAAAACGTTCTTTTTCAAAATCGTCCATCTTAACTTCGAAGTCTGGACTTATTAGAACTTTTTCAAAACTGAAGTCTAACTGTAGTTCTTGTAAATCACTGCTTGAATAATCATTAGCACTCTGCGTAAAACTGTTGAGTGTAGGATTTATAAAGTGTGTTACTGATACTTTACCGCCTGAGTACTTGTAAAAGTCTATTCTATCTATAAGATATTTGTCTCTGTGTATGTCTAAACCTGCAGAGCCTGGATTCCATAATCCGTTATTACTGGCATTTTGGTCTGCCATAGGTAATGTTGTATCTAAGTCTTGTTTAAATCCGTTTAGTTCTTCAGAGTATCCTCTACCGTCCATATAATGATAATTGTGATATACGGATAAAAATCTCATCCAGTTGTCGTGAATATCATCGTGAACAGTTAATGCCAAGTTACCATACTCTAACCCTGTCTGAGAGATACGTTTTCTGTTGTATTGGTTTAGTACTTGGTTTCTATATGTGATTTGCGGAAACTGAAAAGTTTTAATTAAGTTGCTTAACTTAAAATGTTCGCTAATATCTAAATTTAAAATACCATAGTTAGGTATCACATTGACGAAGTATGCGAAACTTTGTCTGGGAGGTGTTCCGCCACCGTTTCTAAAATGTGTGCCTAATTGGGTTTGGGCGTGACGGGGGCCTGCTAAATAGGCCCCTGTGCTAATGTTGTGCCTAGACCTGAACTCCATTAAGTTGCTCTTGGTCTAAAATTAAACGCCTGTACCAGGTGTAGTTGGTAAAGGTGCCGCTATTGGGAATGGATCTCCTGCTTGTACTTTTCCGCCTAATGTGTTAGGCCCTGCAACGTGAACAGCATTATCATATCTGATTTGCATATCAACTGTGACTGGCTCACTTGTTGAGTAGTCGTGTTCGCTGTAGTTAGTATTAATTAGGAAACAACCTTCTAGTTCCCATTGCTCAGTTGCTTCTGCGTTAGAGCCATCTAATACCTGAATTAACATATCAAATTTATAGTCTGATCCTGATATTGCTGATGTTTGCTCAAAGTGGTTTAACTGTCTTTGAACTTGCTGTCCAACTAAAGCAGAAACTTGGTTAGTAATATCATCCCTTATAATGAGTGATACTGGTTCCCAAGTATGCTTACCTTGAACGTATGCTCTAGAGTTATAACTGTCAATGGTTACTTCTTCATAGCCTAATGTAGGTCTTGTTACACTTACAACATTACTTGTAAGTTCGTCAGATCTACCACCGGCTCCAAAACCCGTCATTATGACTCTAAATCTATAACGTAATTTTGGTTGGAGGATTCCCAGACGATTACCATCAATTGGTACACCGAATTTATCCTTTGTTACTGCCATTTCTTTTTCTCCTAGGAAGAACTTAAATGTTCTTATATATGCAATTATTTATCTTATTTCACTCAAAAAAAAGCGGCACCTATTAAGTACCGCTTTAATTGTTACTCCTACTGTAACTTTTTTAAGTCTTAACTACCTGTTTGACCTAATGTACTTTGAATTCTTATCGGAACATATATAAACTCAACTGCTTTAGTTGGTTGTATTGCAACGTCTAAGTATAATTCGTTTCTATTAATTCTTGCAGTAGTGTTATTCGTTTCGTCACAAACTGTGATAAAGTCAAATACACCTCTTAGGCTTACAAGTTCTGATAATAAGTTATCAGCAACTCTTTTAACACCTTGTCTAGTTATAGAATCATTTGGTTCAAACAAGAATGGTTTTACACCAATATCTAATTGATATCTAATGTAGTTAATCAATCTTGCTACGTTAATTCTATCTAAAGCACTAGAACTTGGATTTAGTGTTTTCTGTCCAAATACTGCTAGACCTTGTCCAGGGAAGTTTCCAATTGGGTTAATTTTATTTGCGTAAAGAGTGTCTCTTTGACCTTCACTTAAATTAACTACTTGGAATTCACTAGTTGCTTCTGCAACATAACCAACTGAAGTAGCATTTTGTACTAAACCTCTGTTGAATCCTGCTGGAGCAAACCACTGATATGCTACCTGGTCATTGTATGCTAATGTTCTTAAAGCAATGTGACTTGCTGGAACAACAACATTTGTGCCGTCTAAGTTAGTTGTTAAACCGTGTGGGTAATGAACTGCCGCATAGGCTGAACTTGAAACAAGTCCTTCTTTACCGTTCTCACCTGCACTATTGGCATTGGTTGCCCAATTTTGAAGACTTAATGAACTACTGTCTAAAGTGAATGGAGCATCTGCTAAAATAAATGCAACTTCTTTTTTATCAGTGTTTAATGTAATCATCTCGTCTAGTAAGCCTGGGAAGCCTGGAGCAGAAATAACATTAAAGAAGTTAGTTTCACTTCTAATGTCTTGGTCACCTGAAAGTTCTGATGCCATTTTTGTTTCTACTACACGTCTAACTGCGTCGTTTCCACTATACATACTACCGTCGTTTTTGTTTCCACTTGCTGTTACCCAAACGTCACCAACGTTTGTACCTGCTGGAGTATAATCAATTTTATACTCTTTTACGTTTTTACCACTATATCTAGTGTTCCAAGCCAATATTCCAACTGCTTTAGTGCTAGCCTGTGTTGCGTCTGCATCTAAACTTGATGTTGGTGATTGTCTCATATCTTTAAATATAATACCATCGCCTGTTACTTGGTCTGTATTATCAACTTTAACCCACGCACTTGTGCTAGAATTCCATTTGTAAATTGCTGGTTGGTCAACTGCGTCTGAATCAACCCAAAGGTCACCGTTTACCAAACTGCTTACGCCGTCTGCTTTCTTGGTTGGCTCTGATGCTGTTACGTTTACGTCATAGTCTGTGCTATATGAAGTCCATCCTACACTAGGTTTGTTGTATAAAATATCAACATTACTACTAGTATCGTACCATAGTTTACCATCTGTTAATGTTCCAGTTGGGGCATTTGCGTCTGCACTATAAGTTAATGTAGTGTCACTTGATGGATTTTTCCAGTTACTGTAAATACCTGCTGTTATGTTTATATTGGTAGGTCCAAATCCGCCAACGTTACCTGCTCTAACTCTGATATCTCTACCTGTTGAACTAGTTAAAGTAACTTTACCGCCAACATTAGAAGCAACAATGTCACTTGATGCTGTACTGAATGCTGAGTTGAAGTCTTGAATCATATCATCAACACTTGCGTTGCCGTCTGCGTCACTGTCTGTTCTAAACTGAACATTGATGTTACTGCTTGATGTTCGACTGTCATTTACGATAATACTTACTGTAGAACCTGTATGACCTGTTAAACTTATTGCTGTATCTGTTAAAGCATTTGATCCTTGTACTACTAAAGTACTAGAACCATTATGTCTTAAAATTTCTAATTCTCCTGCTAATACAGGATCATCGTCACCGTCTTGATTTCTGTTTGCAATGTATGTGCCTGATGCAACACTATTACCGTTTGTTGTAAAATAGTTATGCGTACTGCTCCATACTTCTGGATTTACTAAACTAAATGCACCAGTTGATGAATTGTAAACTTTAACGGCAATGTTTGAACCGTTGTTTAATGTATCATACTGGAATAATAAATCTCCGTTTGCTAAAGCACCACCACTGTTCTGTGTGGTTGGTAATGAAGCGAAACTTGCCATTTGGAAGTCTTTGCTAACAACATCTTTGAAACTTGTTTCGTTTGTTGTTAATTGATACCAAGTATCTGAATACTTAAGATAGAACTTAATCAAACTACTTGCCGCACCAGCACTTGTCATTGTGACAACTGCTAAAGAGCCATTCTGTAATACAGACGCCTTTGGTGCACCACTACTAGCGATTTGGTCTTTTGAAAGTACTGTGTAACTTGCAACGTCCCATTTACTTGTAGTTGAGTTGTATTGTTTAATTCCAAATTTTGAATTTGGTGTGTCGAGCCATATAGCACCATTAGTTGGTGATACTGTTGGAGCATTAACAGAACCTGCTAAGTCTCCTAAGTCTATATCTGCTCTTAGTATGTAGGCTCTGCTAGAGATACCTAAAAAACTGTGAGCGGCTAATAAGCCGTACTCATTAATTGCTGATCCGTGTTGTTGTGAACCACCAGATGAATAAAAAAGAGGATCTCCATAACTCTGAAGTAACTCTCTTTGACTTGTAATCAGTTTTAATTTACCTGCCTCAGCGGCTGTAGTAAAAGAAGCAGTTCCACTGCCATCTGGATTACTTTTGTCTTGTTTTGTTGCTATAATTAGCAATGGCACCGTACCTTGTGAGGCCGGCGTGTAAAACGATTCGTCTGTAGTGGTTATACTAACACCGGGGGATGTCAATGTAGCCATAATTTTCTCCTAATAAAAACATTTTTAATGTTACTACTATTTACCTAAATCTGTTGTTTTAGTGCGGTATTAGAATATAGCAGAACTGCTAATTTTTAAAAATTATGATAAATAACCGATTTTATACTAAATCGAAGTTTTGGTGTGGTTTTTGTTCTGTTGCAACGTAATCTGTGTTAATTTTCAGTACTTCAGAATCAAGGTCTTCCAGTGTGCCGTTGTTGTTTATAACGTCATCAAATTCATAACCTACCCAATCCCATTCACTTGAATGAACGTGTCTATAATTGGTATTCATTATGTGCAATGCTTTAGGATCTCCAGTATTTGCCTTGACAGCATAATCGTACCATTCTGGTATGTTTCCTCTTATAACGTGATAAACTTTGCCGCCTAGTTTCTTTATAAAGTCTAATTCATTTACAAATCTACAATCACTTATGATTACACACTTGTGGTTTTTATGCTGTTGAAGTATTCTATATTCTAGACTTGATAACCAAATATCTTTATTAAAGTGGTCTCTTAATACATCTGTTCCTATAAGTTGTAATGCTAATCTAGGTGTAAATCCTTTTATACCTAACTTGCCGCTCCAGTATAAATCGATAGTTTCTCTAAACTCTCTGCTTTTTTGACTTTGACCTTCTAGTAATTCTCTATCCCAACCAAATATACTTGCACATACACTTTTGAGAGGTCCTGCAAAACTTTCTTGAACACAACCGGTTTCAACCAATTTTGTGGCTACCGAGTCTTTGCCCGAGCCTATAAATCCTACTAAACCGATTATTCTATTTGACATTATCCAATTACAAAGCCTAAATGTTTATTTCCTTCTTCCATATTGTTTATAGCCGCCAATAGTCTTTCTTTGTCAGCCATTGATTCCTGTTTTAATGCATCACCGTTAAGTGTAACTGCTCCACCTGGTCCAGGTAAACCGCCTGGGAATTTACTTCTTGCTTCTCCTAACATCATTTTACATTCTGCTAAGGCCCAATCTGCAATCCAAGGTTTCGCATAATTGTCGTTAAGCAATATTTCCTCAGGTACATAGTTATATACTCCAATGGAAATATCTTCTTCGTGTTTAATGGCTCTTAATATTTTTAAAACTTTAGTATTTGGATTAAATGTAAAGTCGTACTCACTACCAAATATTCTTCCTAATGTTTCTTTGTATTGAGCAAATGCATCAAAAACTGCTAATCCGCCAATTTGTCCTGCTTGTACCATATACATATTATGGAATGCAACATCAAATGGATCAAAGTTAGTGCCACCTGTTGATGTGGAACTTACTCCTCTTCTATAAACTTTTCTAACATTTAGTACTTCTGCAGGCAAACTGTATTCTTGAACGTCTACTAGAGTAGATAAAAATACATAACTTTCTTCACTTGCAACGTCACTACGAGACCTTAATATATCAACTGCTTTGGATATAGCAAGATTATAGTGTTCTGGATCTAATTCTACATCAACCATACCGTCGCCTAAACGAAGTTTGATTTCAGTTATTAATTTATTTTTGTTGGTCTCGGATGAACTCATACAAGTATTTATCTAAAACGTTGTTAGCAAAATAGTATGTTCATTTATTCTACCGTTCATTTTAGTACCAGTAGTTGTTAGTTCGTCGAAACTTTTAGCAAATTTAGTTTTTGCTTTACCTGTCCAGTTGCTAATCTGCTCTGCTGGCTTACGCAATGTCTTTTGTACACTTTCTTTTTCATCGAAATCTTGTATAGTTGTGCCTTTGACCATTAATCCTGCACCTGGTCTATTCATTGCTTTAGGGTCTTTGCTTGTTGCGTGGTATACACCTATCTTTCTATTCTTTGTGTTGTATACCCATAGTTCATTGCAGTTAACGATGTCTGTGGGTGCGACAGAAGCCAATCCTAACTCACCGAAGGCTTCCAAATACTTTAATTTTTTAATAATAGAATCTTTGCTTCTTGCCCTAGGCTTTCTTGCTTTACGGTTTGACTTTGCTTGATTTATAACTGTGTCACAAGCAGTTTCAATCTTTTCAAAGAATGCCAAATAGTCTTTTCTCATTTTGACAGTCATAAAATTGTAGCCTTCTTTGATATCTTCATCTTGCCACTCAACAACTTCTTTTGCTTCTGCTTTAGCACACTCATAAGATTCTGCAATCAGTTTGGCGTGGTTAGCCTTTACAGCAGGTTGATACGACAACATCATCTTGTATGGATCAAAATCTTTAACAGTTTTGTCGCCTGAGATAAAATCATCCAAGTATGCTTCAAAGTCTCCCAGCAAGTCTGTAATCTGTTCTTGCATTCTATCTTTGATAGTAACAATCTTGACTTGCTTTTTCTCTTGCTTTTCTTTCTTTTCCAAAATTGCTGTCTTGCCTCTTGTAATCCATTCTAATTTACGTTTTTCCAAATGTTTTTTGAAGCCTTCACTTAGATATCCTAGTTTGGCTTCTATAAAGAATGAAGTGCCACAGGCAGTAAATGCCCAATCTGGATTTGCTAGGATAAGTTTTATGTCTTCCTTATCCCACTCTGATTTGTTCTTTATCCAATTCTTTGCCGCGGCAACTGTTTGTTTACTTTTAATCTCTGTTCGAACAAAGTACTCGCATTCTTTAAATGCTTTCTCTCGTTCTGCAACATCAGTCAAAAGTTTAAGTGTTTTCCACTCTGGTTCTTTTGTGATAAAGACTGAACGTGTTTTAGTTTTTCTTCTTGGCATCTACTATTTTTATCTCTACTAGTTCATTTTTGACTATAAACTGGATCCATTCGGGCCAATTTTTAAATCCTAGTATATTTTTAGGATTTTTAAATGCGTTCTTTTCAGCATAGAATTCGCTTATCTCAACTATGCCTTCCGCTTTACCCAAAGTACGTCCGTGTTCGTAGCCTTTGTTATAACAGTAAGTCGAATAAAGTGCACCTATTAAAGTGAATGCAAATATCGTCGTTTCCATAAATGTTCTCCTGTTATGGTTATTATATATGCCTTTGGGCACAAAGTCAATACAAAATAGAATCGAAGAACGATAAATAGTGTTATGCCTAAAATAAGTTTATGGAATCCGGAAAAGACAAACGACTACTACTTTACAAGTAGAATAGTCGGTGAGCATCTATTCTCAGGTGGCACAGGAATATTTGTTCACAAGTATTTGGGTGTTGCGGAAGATGTATCAGATGGAAATGACTATACTCAGAAAAGTCCTTTGAACTATTACGACAGTGATGGTAATAAAAGAACTGGAGAGTCTGTAATACAAGATTTATTGTTTTTAGAAAACAGAGATAGAATTTACAGTCAAGATGTTTATGAACTTAGAGGAGCCTACGATATAGGCGATAGTGATTTTGATATGACACAGTTTGGATTATTCTTATCCAACGATACTGTGTTTATAAATTTCCATATCGAAAGTATGGTAGATGCTTTGGGCAGAAAGTTAATGGCAGGTGATGTAATTGAGTTACCTCATCTAAGAGATGATTTATTACTGGACGACAGAGAAGAAGCAATTAATAGATTTTATGTTGTTCAAGATGGCAGTAGACCAGCATCAGGATTTGATCCAAGATGGTGGCCTCACTTGTGGAGAGTCAAGTGTGGACCAATTACAGATTCACAAGAATACAGAGATATTATTGGAACTGGAGAAGAAATTGGTGACCTTAGAGATGCTATTAGTACATACCAAGATGAGATTGATATCTCTGATGCTATTGTGCAACAAGCAGAAAATGATGTTCCATATGACGAATCATTCCAAAAAGGTGCACACCTTTATATCAATGAAGATTTACCCAACAAGCCTATTATAGGAACTGTTGAAGGTGCGCCTAATGGTGTAGCATTAGTAGGTAGTGGAGAAAGTTTCCCTGTTTCATCTAATGATGATGACTACTTCCTAAGAACAGACTTTACACCAAACAGATTATTTAAGAAACAAGGTACTAGATGGGTTAAAGTACAAGACGATACTAAACAAAGTTGGAACAATGCTAATAGAATTTTAAGTTCATTTATTAATAACGACAGCATAACTACACAGTCAGACGGTAGTACAATAGATGAAATGCAATTTGTTAGTAAAGTTGTAAAACCTAAAACGGATAACTAAAATGAAAATATATGAAGTAGCAGATAAAGTAGAGAAAATGAAGAATAAACTTTATGACAAAGAGCAGGCATTAGAAACTGCTAGAAGCATAACCAAAGATATTAAATATGCAAATACTCATATGGAGATTATTAGTAAGTTGGGTACACTTGCAGAAGAACAAGGTTTAGTTTTAGACGAATACCAAGAAAGAAGAGTGTTTCAAGTGGCTAATAAATTAGAATCAGAAATTTACGAATTAGAAGAAGTGTTTAAAGATGCCATTAGAGATTTAAGAAACAAAATAGATGATATGGAAGAAGAATGAAATATTGGTATGACGAACAGTTAAGAAGGTACATACTTCAGTTTGTGAGAATATTTGCAAACTTTAAAGTTAAAGAAGGTGGTAAAGGAACACAAGATCCTTACTACAATCAAGTGCCTGTTAGATATGCCGATATGAACAGAATGGTTGCACATATACTTAGACAAAACTCTGAGAATATGATTAATAGCACACCATTTATTGCTTGTTCTATTCAGCAGTTAGCAATAGCAAGAGATAGAACACACGAGCCAAACTTTGTTGATAAGAAGCAAATAACTGAAAGAAAATTTGACAAAGAAACAAACAGTTACACTACGTTACCTGGTAATCAATATACTGTAGAAAGATATATGCCAGTACCGTATAATTTAACAATGCAAGTAGATATATGGACTCCTAACACTGACACCAAAATGCAGTTGTTAGAACAGATACTTGTATTGTTTAATCCAACAATTCAAATACAAGCAAATAATAATCCGTTAGATTGGACAAACATTGTTGAAGTCGAACTTATAGATTTACAATGGACCAGCAGAACACAGCCTGTTGGAGTAGATGAGCAGATTGATATTTCATCACTTACATTTACTTTACCTATTTGGTTAAATCCACCAGCAAAAGTTAAAAAACAAGAAATAGTAGAACAAATAGTTGCTGACATAAAACTTGTAGATAACTTACAAGAGTTAGGCTACGATGACGATGTATATGATTTCTTTGGCGATATAGAAAATGCCGCCAGTGTTATTGTAACACCAGGTAATTATAGAATCGGTGTGTCAGGAACAGACGTACAATTACTTTCACAGGACAGTTTATCAATTAAAAAATGGAATGAAGATTTGATAGATGCATATGGTAAACTTAGAGATAGTGTTAGTATTTTAAAATTAAGACAATCTAATGACCACGAAGACCATACACAAGACATAATAGGAACAGTTACAGCACATTCATCAGATGCAGACAAACTTACATTTACAATAGACCAAGACACATTACCAGCGACAACATTGAGTGACATAGCAAAAATTATTGATCCACAAGTAAATTATCCAGGAGACGGCACACTTTCTCCTGTGTTTGATGGGCAACGATATCTAATTACCGAAGAAATATCAGCATCAGGATATCCCAATTGGGGAGTAGATGCACAAGAAAATGATATAATTCAATACAGTCAGTCGTCGTCCAGTTGGGTAGTTGTATTCGATGCCAGTTCATATTCAGGTACGGTGCCTGTTATAAAGAACTTAAATACAAACAAACGTTATAAATTTGTGAGTAATCAATGGATATCCGTTTACGAAGGAGAGTACAACCCAGGGTTCTGGAAACTGGTGCTTTAGTAAAAATAGGCGCAGGAGCAGTTTTCATTTCAAAAAGCACAGGGCGATGCCTCTTACAGTTAAGAAATAATAGTAATAAAAGAAACAACAACACCTGGGGTCTGTGGGGTGGAATGGTTGACGAAAATGAAACACCATTAGAATGTTTACATAGAGAACTCACAGAAGAAATAGCAGAATATCCAGGCATACTTAAATTAAACCCTATAGATGTTTTTAGAAGCAAAGATAAAAAATTCATATATTACAGTTTTGCTTGTATAGTAGAAGACGAATTTATACCTACCCTCAATGAAGAAAGTGCAGGATACTGTTGGGTAGATATTGGTAAGTGGCCCAAGCCACTTCATTCAGAAGTTAAAAAAACATTAGACAAAAGCGGAACTGAAAAACTTAAACTTATATTGGAAATAAATGGATAACAACGATAAAATAATTTTAGTTAGTTTGCAAAGATCCGGAAGTACAAAATTATCTGTTGTATTAAATCATACACTTATGACCAAGTATCCGTTTTACTTTAACAATTCTTTTTTAAAACCTTTTTACGGAGGTGCTGATAAGTATGGTAGATTTGAATTGCCTACTCTTATACAAGTTCAAAAAGGTTTAGAATGGCTACATCCACAAAAGATGACTAGCAAATTTACTTACACAATCAAAGGAGATTATGTTGATGTAAGGTATGGAGATGAAACAAATTCCGGATTGGCTGAATTACCTACAAGATGTGAGTTCTTAAAGTACTTTGCGATAAATAATATGCACCAACATTACAAGCATATAGTGTCTGGATTTCAAGATAGAGAGACACTATTAGAATTCAAGCAACAAGGCTATAGATTAATTGGTACCTACAGACAAAATAAATGGCATCAATTTTTAAGTTATAATATAGCAAAACACTCAAAATTTATATATTACAAAAACGAAGAGTTACACGAAGTACAAAAACAAATAAGGCTCACAGAAGATGACATAGTGTACTTTAAAGAACATTTAGATAAGTACGATAGTATAAAGGATATACTAGATGAAGAAATTACTTATGAAGAGATTACAACCGACATCGACAAGGTGTCCCACACACTAAACACAGACTTAATCGAGGACGATGATTTTATAGCAAGTCAAAAAATCAATTCCGTATCTAGAAGTAATTTGTTTGCGAACATAGATGAAGCAAAGGAGTTATTCGATTGGCAGGTAAAATATTAGACTTTAAACTGATTAGGTTTAAAGAAAGTTTAGAAAAGTTTAACAAAACAAATGTTATACCAGACGAATACCTTACGGGTATTTTAAATATAGAAAACTTAAAAGAGCATTACTACGCAGACTTGTCTGATGGTTATAAAAAAATATTTGCTAATTTGCAAAGAAAACTTACAGGTAAATTGAGAAAAGATAAACATAATTTACACGAAACATTTTCTGAAGAGTATGCAAACTTAATGCAAAATTTAAGAACTAGAAAGGATATATTTGTATTTCCTTCTCTTATGAAAAAATACAGAAAAGATATAAATCCAGCAAGAGCATTGTATTTTGAAATATCAAATCTAATGTTACACTTTAATAGTGATGACGAAAGACATATTTGGTTACTAGGATTGTTTAAAGAAAATACTTGGCGTCAAGAACTTATTCATAGTTGCTTACTAGACGTACAAAATATTGACAACTTAATTTCTAAATACTTTCATCATATGAAAAAAGAAGGTAACGTAAGTCTAGAGATGTTACATATTATAGAAATACGCAAGGACTTAAAAACTTATGTTGGAGTGTTCGATGACTTCGCACAATTTGATTACGGTGACTAATTACTTGTAAAGTTTACGTTGTTCGCCGTCGAATAAAGGAGTATACATTCTAACAGGAATCTCTTTACCTTTCACTTTAATTTCACCTAAATTACCAAATGATAAATTTGGACATTGCAAATAAGTAAACTCAGAAACAATAATTGGAACATCTTCCGCTCTTGTCTGTGCTTCTAATCTAGCACCTAAGTTTACAGCATCGCCTACAACACTATAATCCATTCTTGCTTCACTGCCCATATTACCTACAATGCAAGGACCTGTGTTTACACCTGTGCCAAATTTTACTCTAGGTAACCCACGTTCTTCCATTTCCTTTTCTAATTCGTCACCTAGCAATTCGATTTCTATTGCAGTCTTAACTGCCATCTCGGCGTGGTTATCACACGGTATTGGCGCATTCCAAAATGCCATTATACAATCACCCATATACTTGTCTATGGTTCCGCCGTTGGCTAGTACAATTTTTGTCATCTTGTCTAAGAATTCATTTATGAGTTCTACTAATCCTTCTGGGTCATCTTCCTTCATATATTTTTCTGATATAGGAGTAAAGCCTACTATGTCAGCAAACATAAAACTCATCTCTTTCCTGTCGCCACCTAGTGTCATTAAACTGGGATCTTTTACAATCATATCTACATACTCGGGAGATATATAGTTTCCAAACTGTCCTTTGATTTGTTGTCTCAATTTAAACTGTTCATAGAAATTATTAAATGCTGATTGTGTGAATATTAAAAATGAACTTAAAACTGGAAATGTTGCATCAAGTAATACTAAACTGCTGGTATATCTATACACACTAAAGTATGCTATTGCACTCATTAAAATTAAAGACATAGGAGCACTTGCCCATATAGGTGCTCTCTTAACCACTAGTGTGATTAAAATCATACTCATTAAAGCAACTAAGACTTCATATAACGCACTCAATTGACTTCTTTGTATATTTGATCCATCGATAAAATTCTGTAGCATAGCGGCTTGTATCTGTTGCGGATATAAATTTCCACGTGGAGTTGGAACAGGATTAGCAATACCCTCTGCTGTTACTCCTACAATTACCCATTTGCCCATTAAGTCAGGTATGCTTTCTGCACCTTCGTATTCTATTTCCTGGAAGTCATTGTTAAAACGTATGTAAGCAGTACCATCGGGTTTTGTTACTATAGGATCAAAAGGTGGAACAGCAACTTCTTGTATTCCTATTTCTGATGTTTTAATAATGTAACTGGGTTTGCCCGTGTGTACTCTCAACATTTCAACTGCAAAACTAGGATATATTTTATCCCCTACAGTAATAGCAAGTGGGTATGTTCTTGTTTGATTGTCTGGTTGTGGTGCTGATGCATTTACTCCTTTACCGTTACTTGCTGATTCTAACTTGTCTACATTAGTAACCAAGTTGGGCCAAGTAAGCAAATAATCTTTTGCAGGAACTGGGCCTATTGTGCCTGTGCCTATATGTGGACCTGTAGACTTTATACCTTTAACACTTGGTGTTTGGCTTAATACATTATAGTTTACAGGATTCTTTCTTGCACCAGGAACATTCATCACGTTCTGATTCATCATACCTGCAAAACTTTCATCTCCCTGAAACCTATCTGCTTCTGGAAACATTATTGTCCAACCCATAACACCGCCATTCTTCATAGCAACGTCTACTACCATTTGAGCATAGTATTGTCTAGGGAAAGGATACTGTCCGTATTTTGCTAAACTTTTTTCGCCAATATTAATTAATACAACATTGTCGCTTTGTTTGATTTCGTCTAATTGTTGGTAACTGTCAAAAACTTGACTTCGAAAACTTTGTAATGATGTGGGATCTATTATTCTTAAACCAAGCAATAATACAATTGATACTGCAACTGCATAACCACTATATAACCATTTCATATTAATATTTATTGACTTAACCTGCAAATGCACGTTCTAGCATAAAGTCTCCATTCTCTCCTGTATTGCCTTCTTCCCATTCTAAGTCTGAAAAATATTCCCTGCATTCTTTGTTCATTTCAGGTGAGCCACAAGCCATTACTACATCTAGGTCTTTTCTAAATGTTCGTTCTAATGTAGGTTCAATATAATCCCAAAATCTTCCTGGTCTCTCAAATTCTTCTCTGGTTACAGTTGAAATATATCTAAATTTAAAAGCATTTTGTAATAATGCTAACTGAGGATTATATGCTAGTTCGTTTATGTTCCTTACTGTGTGAAACAAGTAAACGTTTTTAAATTTATTATAAGTTTCTATATCGTGTGCAATACTCATAAAAGGTGCAAGTCCAGTACCTGTGCTGAGCATTATTAAGTTAGGCTTTGCGTGTACATAATCTATACATAAACTGCCTGTTGTTTTAGGATTAACTATTACTTCGTCTCCAATCTTTAAATGCTGTAAACGACTTGTAAGAGGTCCGTCTTGAACTTTAATACTGAGAAACTCCAAGTGTTCATCATAATTAGTACTTACAATACTGTATGCTCTTAATATAGGCCTTGGTTCAACATCTAATCCAATCATAGCAAACTCGCCATTTTTAAATCTAAATGTGCTACTTCTTGTGGTTTTAAAACTGAATAATCTATCCGAATAATGAATTACTTCTGTGACTATTTCTTTATTCATAATGGTATTTAATATCTTAGTGTAAGATTGCAGAAAAGCCTGGCAAATTGTTACCTGCCATATGACTTGGTGCGTGGTATTGAAATTCGTAATCTAAACTTGAAAAAGGTTTTCTGCTAACAATAATCTTTCCATCTGCTGTAATATCTATTTTTGCCAACTCGGCTCTAGCATTTTGTAAGATGTTTTTAATCATATTGTTATATTTGTCTTTCTTGTCTACTGTTTTTGCATCTGCTAAAAATCCTGTTCCCAATATATAGGTCATAATATTTGCACCTGCTGTGCCTTTACTGGCGTCCCAACTAGGCTTTCCTGCCTGTTTGGCTTTGGGTTTAATTTCTGTAAGTCCCATATAAAATTTATGGTCTGCTGGCATTCCTCTAGGCTTGTAATTTTCTGCTTCGTCATCATTGCCCGACATACTTATAGGATATACTGCTTTTAAAAAGTCCGAGTATTCATTAAACGTTTCGGAATATTCTACTAAATCTGCAAATGTAAATGTATCTTTGCCTATCACTAACGACATTGATTTATGTTCTGGTGTATCTGCTTTTTCACTACCTGCAATAATTTTATCAACATTTCTTCCTTCTGTGTCAACGAATGCTCTAAAGAATTGATGTACTTTTTCGTCATCGGCATCCATTTCAATAGTACCTGCTTCTGCTTCATCTCTGAATTTATCCATATAGCCTTTGATTGCTTTAAAACTTGTACCGCTACCACTTGCACTTTTAACACTCACAGGCATACCTGCTATAATTACATCTGCTAACATTTCATTGCCTGGAGGGAAGTCTATGCTTTCTGAATCTGTTGCTAACATAAGAGGCGTAAGTATCTCTCCAAAATCGACACCTGTTTGTCTAACATCATTAGGATCTATTAATTCCATAACATTAGCATCAACTTCTGTTTTTTCTTCTAATGCTACTTCTACCAACTGCAATAAAAACTCTAACAATGCTTCGTCTTGTATTAATGTTGGAAGATTTTGTTTTAGATAATTACCTAACTCTTTTTTGTTTAAACTTTTACCTGCTAGTCCTAAGTTTTTCGGTGTAAGTGATTTTATACCAACTTTAGAATTTTGTCTAAGAGCAACAAGTCCAATAAGTTCTTGTCCTGCTAAATCTAAATCTTCAAAGTCTACAGGGAAAGTTATTTTAAATGATTGAGAATACATACCACTTAATGCTGGTGCATCATCAAAATCTATACCAATGCCTTTTTCAGTAAACAATCTTACAATTTCTTCTGCATTGTTATTGATTCTGATGTGTCTTATTTTACTAACCCTTGCAACTGATGGTGCTCTTGCTTCTAACCCTAGTTGCACAAATAAAGTCTGTGCTTTATTATAGACTTTGGTCTCAGATGTTGCCGCTTCTTGTACTAGTTCATCAAATTGCATAAGTGTATTTATCGTTTATTACAAGTGTCTTTGGCTTGATTAAGTAACCTAAAGTTATTTGCAACAACTACTGAGTATACCATATTAGTGTCATTAAGTTCGTTAGGTGTGACTTCTTTCCAGTAATCGTTGTATACTAAGCCAGGTACCAGTAAAAGTGTTTTTGTAAGTACCAATCTAGCATCACTAGGCGATTCTGTAAACAACGGATTTATTTCTGTTACACAATCGTACTTTAATGCTCGTGATGTTGAATAAACATCTAATAACTGAAACGTCCAAAATGCTATCCATTGTCCATTAGTAGCACGTGGAGTCATATCAAACTTTGGTACTATAGGTGACAGTGGTTTACATTCAATTGGATTATTATCGCAGTAAAAAGGATCTAGTGGGGGATTATAGGAAAGGTCTAAAACAATTTCCTCTGCTGTTAAAAACAGAGGAAATGTTATTGTTATGATAAAAAGTAATTTATTCACATTCATCAGGCTTCTTGGAGCAATATTCTTTTACGGCTTCTTCCAAAAGTTTATCTTTCAATAACTCTTTTAGAACTTTATTTTGCAGTAAAAGTTCTTTAATATCCTCGTCTGTCACCTGCTCACTCTCTTTCGAGGTGATGTCTTTATCTTCCTTTTTGTCTTTAGTAGAACTATCTCCGTTAAAAACAAAAGGCTTAAAGAATGAGCGTCTTACTTTTTTGGCTCTTCTTTAGGTTCTTCTTTGTCGTCTTG